GTCATCGACATTAGATAAAACATTTGTAGTTGTGCCGATAGTTGCTGCAAGGGCGTTGACTGCGTCTTGAGCGTTATTAATTGCTACGTTTGCTTGAGTTAATTGTGTTTGAGCCTCTGTCCGTGCAGGAGCTACCGCCGCTACTGCCGTGGTTGCTGCCGCTATTGCAGTGTTTGCCTCTTGTACTTGAGTATTTGCATTTTGTATAGCGGTAGATGCTGTTTGTGCTTGTGCCGCCTCTGTCGCAACTGCTGTTGCTACCTCTGCAACTGTAGTAAGAGGTGTTGTTGACAAAGTGTTGGATGCTGATAAAACTGTTTCTGTTGCGGCTGTTACTACTGTAGTTGCTGATTCAACTGCTGTTTGAGCAGCTGCTACCTCTGTATTTGCTGTTGTTGCATTTACGGGAATTGCCTCGACTGCTGTTGTTACTGCCGTTATCGCCGATGTTACATTGCTAACTACTGTTGTTGCTTCTGCCACAACCGTCGATGTATTTGCAACTTCTGCAACTGCTGCTACGGCTGCAGCTACCGCTGTGTTTGCTTGAGCAACTTCTGTATTAGATGTTGTCACTGCTTGTACCGCTGTTGTTGTTGTAGAAGTGGCTGTCTCTGATGCTGCCACTGCTTGTGCTACTTCTGTAGTTGCGGTGGCAAGAGCTGTGTTAACTGCTTGTTGTGCGGGGCTTACTACAACCTGCTCTGAAGGCGCTGGAGGCTCATTAGCATTGGCAAAATTAGGACTAAAAAGGAAAAGCCAGCCAATTACAAAAAGGCTGGTTAAAAAGTACTTAAACTTTCTAGTCAACTAGGTATCTCCTAAGTAATGCAATATGTTTGCTTACTTGTTAATTATACCACTTTGCTATTTAGCGTTATCTGTTTTATAAAATCCGTTACCTTTAAACTGTATACCAAATGGAGTAAAGTGTCTAATCATTTCTGACTCACACTCTATGCATGTGTAACCTGGATCATCTTCGTTTATAGATCTGTTAACTGACATTGTTGCATGTGAATCATCATCTGAACACTTATATTCATATACAGGCATTACTTACCGCTCTTTTTTCTCTTCTCTGCTAAGGCCTTAAAATCTTTAACCTTAGTGTCTCCCAAGTATCCCCAGGCATGTCCATCTTCAATCATCTTTTCATTCATAGAAATGCTTGCTCCATCAAGAAATAGCCATCCTAAAATTCTTCCGTATTTTTCTGACGAGTCCATTTTTTCTGTTTTAATAACAACAGTTTTTGCAGATTCAATTTGGCTTTTTAGGTACGCCTTTGCTTCTAGCCCTAATGCCTTTTCCATCTTGTCTGTTGTTCTACTTTCTGGCGTGTCGATACCAGCAAGTCTTACTCGTGAGCTAAATGAGATATCAAACCCAAGATCGATCTCTACATCGATTGTATCTCCGTCCACAACCTTTGTAACCTTTTTAACATAATACTCGAACATGATTCTCCTTAAATTATAAAGAGCAGTTTGAGGACATGCTCAGGTCCATCCTTCGGGTAGCGACCCGAATAGTCTGCGACTCCCCAGTGACGGGGTGCAGATTTCTATTATACTATTTATTTGATTTTGATGATCTTTGGCTTTTTGTCTTCTGGGACTAGGCGGCTAATATTAATATTTAGCATACCGTCCTTTATAGATGCGCCAGATACTTCCATATATTCTCCAAGGGCAAATGACCTTGTGAATTTACGAGCAGCAATTCCTTTATGTAGAACCTCTGCGTCTGTAACCTCAACAATTTCTCCAGATACTACAAGGGTACCGTTATCTACTGATACGGTAATATTTTCCTTTGTGAATCCTGCAACTGCAAGGGATACGAGATATGTGTCGTCATCTAGCTTTAATACATCATATGGTGGATATGATTGGCGTGATGCAGCATTATGCACGTTAGCCATTCTTTCAATCTCACGATTAAAGCCTATAAAAAAAGGATCTCTAAAAAGATCCATAGCGAATTGTGTTACCATTTTATTCCTCCTTCAAGCGAATAAGTTAATATAGGACCCCTATGGGCATCCTAATATAATTATATCATATTGCCTAATTATTTGGCAGGTCTCTAATATCCATTTCAACAAGTCCAAGTTCCTTTGCCGCCAAGTATCCTTCTTTGCTTAAGTGTAAAGTTGCTTCTAAATTTTCGTCATACTCTACTTCCATAAGGCCTTCTTCGTACAACCTAAGCAAGCTAGCGTCTACGTACTCTGTGTGGGCCTGCCATAATTCTGGAGCGATATCTTTAGCTATATCCTGAATAGCAAATATCATTTCACCATCGTCATTGACTCCTTCTATTGTTACAGCGCCAATTTCTAGGTAGTGTTCTAGTTTCATTGCATCCTCTTCGTCTTCATCAAACATGCTGCCTCCATGTGCACCAGATAGGACTTGAACCTATGATAGCCGAATTATGAGTTCGGGGCCTTAACCAACTTGGCTACTGGTGCCAAGTTCCTATTGTATCGTTCCGTCTTCATTCTTGTCAATAGTTGTTTCTACTACCTGCTGGACGTAATCGGAAAAATGTTTTCTAATACTACCCATTGGCCTAGATCCTATTGACTTCCATAATCTATTATACTCCACTACATTAGAGAACGTAGTGGGGCACATTATAATTCCGTGATACTCTTTTAACACGGTTGGTAGCGGAACATGCTTTCCGCAACACTTACATTCCTTTGCTCTTTCTTGATATATACTCATACTATTTCCATTCCGTCTAATACGTCTGACAAGTCTTTTGGCATTCTAGGGGCTCTAATCATATTTGTAACTATAGTATCCTTCTCGTCATCTCTGTCAAATCTAAGAGAGTCGTATGTATGGATATCTATTTCTTCATTATTTTGAGGCCTGCTTCTGCTGATAGCATTGTAAATAGATCCACAAACAGCATCTGCCAAGTCCTTTGATCCTTTTCGTGGGTGATCTACTTTGTCTCTCATAATTTTTAACTGTAGTAGCTCATCGATTAAAAGTTTAATTGCAGGTCCAGTTATTCTGTCTTCCGCAACTACCATTGCCATGTCATCGTAATGTTTTTTTGCTACAGATAATGTTTCTGTGTTAATGCCATATTGCTTAAGCTGTTGCATCATGTCGTGAGAGTTCCATCTATCAAACGTACACACACGAATCTTGAATCCCTTAGTTCTAAGAGATAATATATAATCTTTTACTTCTGTAAAGTCAACAGATTTATCTACAGTTGGAGTCCAATACCTTACTACATCCACTTCTACAATTGGAGCAGGCTGAGAATACGTGTCCGTCACCTTTACATTAACCCATTTCTGAACGTGTGCCATCGAAACTGCACAATGGTCATGCTTTTGTGCAAGGTCTACGTGCAAGAAATATTCTTTGTCTGGATCTGGGGCAAACCAGTCTTCAAATCTGCCAAAGCTATCTACAGCTAATGCCATATTATTAAATGCTTTTTCAATCTTTTCTCTGGACTTAAAAAATGCATCTACGGCTTCTGAAGGCATGCATGCAAATCTTCCGAGTGCATCTGGGGCGTTCTTGTAAAAAGCTACTTTAAAATCATCTATACTTCTGGTAGGGTTAATTTCCCACGTAGGCCTTCTAAGTGCAAATACCTTTGGATACTTGTAGGATAGGATGTGGTCTTCTTCCCACTCAATATCAAACTCATTGCCCTCTGTATTATCTGGAAGATCTGAGTCTAATTTAAAATGATGAGACCTTATAACAGTTTCTTTTTCTGCCACCACATCATTATATCTTTGCTGAATATAATCATTTTTATATCTTGGGAAAGAAAGCAGGATTACTTTTCCATAGTCTGGAAAACGAGAATCAACTGATGCCCTATACATATCATAAATAGCAGATCCAGTCTTGGCCTGCTCATGACCAGTAGTATTGTCTATGCTGAATCCAGAAATTTCATCAAGGATAACAACTATGACGTTATATCCTTCCCAGGCTTCACGCTCAGAGTGACCAGAATGAACTGTGAGGTTTTTATTAAATTTAATTTCAGAAGCTTTTTCCGTATACTTTCCAACAAACCAAGGAGATTTATCTATGCGTGTTCTGAAGCCTTTGAAGAAAACGTTATTCGCCTGTTGTGCGTTAATAGCAATATTAATAATATCAATTGAGTCTCCAGGAGGTTTTCCATAGTATGATGCGGGATCCTTTAGGCACAATAGTAAGTGTACTATATAAGCTACGGATATTGTAGAGCAGTAGTCTTTGCCAGAACCCTTTCCTAGTTGAGCAACCACTTCGTTAGCGGTTTGCTTGAACATTCTCTTTCCTTCTTCTTCTCCAAGAAGCTTCACAAGGGTGGCCTCTTTATAAACCTGAGAAGATTTTTCAATTAAAGTATATTGATATTCTGAAAGAGGTGGTAGTCCAAGATAGTCTGGACTGGTTACAAATGTTCTTAGATCTACTGGCTTTTCGTCAAACTCTTCGCCATCAAGTAAATCTATTAAATCCGAAAAATTAAATTCCATCGTCTGCAACGTTTCTCAATACTCTGACGTTGTCTTCGACAACAACCCCTTCGGTTTCATTAGTAACCTGAGATAGTCTTCTCATAATTTCATTTCTTACGTCTGGGTACTCTGCAGAGACATCTCTTAATATCTTAACAAGGATGTCCTGTTTTCTTTCGGTCTCTGCCACCTGAGCGGCAAGCTCTTGGTTATCAAGTAGTCCGACTTCTTGTAGCATACCAATTCTTTTTGTCTCTATATCAGCAATTAGCTTGAGGGATGTAGCCTTTACGTTTAATTGACCTTGCTGGTCTGCATCTTCTACTGTCTTCCAGGCCTCTTTAATAAGCATAGCGTAGTGTTGATCTGCACCAGAGATGGCTTCCTTTGCCCTGTCACGAGCCGTAGAATCGTTTCTAACGACCAACTTCCACTCGTCTATATACTCGACAACCTCTGCTCTTTTAAAGCCCGTTAGAGCGGCTATCTGGGTAGGGTTGTTACCCTTGAGTAGTTCTTCAACTACTTTATTCATGCGATCATAATGATCTGCTAGTTCAATTTCCATATGTTACTATTATACTTCTAGTCGACTGAAATAGCAACCTGAGACTTGGCTATTTTATATAAAACTAGGTAGCCAATTAGGTCATCGATATCATTATCTCCTGCAAATCCTTGATTATTCTTAACTCTATTTAATTTATCGTCTATTCTTACCTTTAATTGCTCTGTTGAGTCCGCCGTTGAAAATATTCTAGCAGGGTCTAAGGCTGAGTTCCCGTAAGATATATTTTTTTCAATAAGCATGTGAGCAATTTCATGGCATGTCCCCCATATCTTATTCCCAGCTGGAGCGCCGACAGATCTTAAATACAAGTCGCTGCAATTAAAGTTTGTTACATCTTCAAATACTGGCTTTAACATCATCTTCTCCTAAGCAGAACATTGACTACATCATGCTCTTTAATTCTTTCAAATGTGGCCGCTTCCCCATTTAAAAATTCCATTGTGTATTTATCGTTTAATTCTACCAAAAATTCGTCTGGCTGTCCAGACCCTAGTTCAACTACAATTAATGGGCATTCCCATGCTGATTCTGAAAATCCCTCAAAGACAAATCTTTCATGTCCCTCAACATCTATCTTCATAAAATCAACCGTACCAGTATAAACATCGTCTAATCTTTTAGCAGCAATCTCTTCTGTGTAAAAGTTTCCATGCTGACCATCATTGCCTATTCTGTGCTCTACAACTATTCCAGACCCGCCAATGTTTTCTTCCCAGATATTTAAAATCAGACTATCTTCTTTATTTGAAAGGGCAAAAGGGTGTACGGATATAGGAGAAGCGCCATCATAAACATTAAATGTTTTAGCAATACCATACATATCGCATAGTCTAGTTATTGGTTCAAATGCTAAAACAGACCCGCTTGGACCAGCAAGTCTTGACATAACCTCTGTAAAATAAAATATATTTGCCCCTACGTCAAGGCAGGTCCAGCCAGGCTGTATGTTTTTAATCATCCATTCAGTAAGCTGTTTATCCCAGTAACCTTCATTTTTGCAGGTGGCTTGAACATACCTATCTGTCTTGTCTCCAGTATAAATATAAAAAGAATCTAGAACTTTGCTGAAAGTAATTGACTCAATATTCTTTGGCTCTGTTCTCATCTTTTTTGAATTAATCCAAACTTGTCTAAGTACCTCTGTATAGTCATAGCAGAGACTTTGCATTCAGCTGCAATTTCTGTAACTGTTTTCTTTTGAACTACATACCTTCTATATAGCCATGTTTGACTTTGATATAGCTTCATTGTCTTTCCGTTAATACTGTATTAGAATAATGTGCAATTCCGAATGAATCTGCAACGTCAAAATCTGTTATAGATAAGTTGTACTTTTTATTAAAGTAGTCTACTGTTCTTTGCTTACGCATATTCCTAAGCTGTGTTTTATACCAGGAATCAGCATAGCCTGGATTCTTTAATCTTATTGCAGCCTTTTCTTCTTTTGTAGGATTTTTATTTCCTATATATGCCTGCCAAGATGAGGGGGATATAGTTATTACCTTAGCCCCAGTAGACATTAATTCAGCAATGACTACACCATATACGTAAGATAGTTTTATAACAGCATCTGGTGATCTGACAAGTATTGCTCCCTCTACTGCTATGTAATCTGACTTTAATTCCTCAAGCATAGAATGGGTTTTTATCTTAGCATCGTGAATTTTTTCATAAATATCAGATCCAACAAAGTTAATCTTACCCCACTTTAGAGGCCTATCGTCTTCCATTAAGCAAAAAGCTACGGAGTTTGTTGAGGCATCTATACCTAAAACACGGTTTGCTTTAGTCTTAACAAGCTCAGCTAATCTCATTTAGCCTCCCTATAATTGTATTTCTTTTAGTAATATCAATCTTTTTTTGACAGGAAGCACATATAGTGGTTTCATTATACCTGCTTAGTTGAGCACCACATTTTTTACATCCACGCTCAGCGCCATTTCTAATTGCTTTTTTTTCATAATACTTTTCCATAATGCGCCTATTGGTCGCAACTCTGCAACATTCATCTGTACAATATTTTTGATTATGAGTTTTTGGCTCAAAGTCTTTAGCGCATTCTTTGTTTGCACAAATCATAACTTGGGAACCAGATATGACTCTATTTGAACTGTACCAGTAAGTCCTGAGTAGCATTCTTTTTTAACTGGACAATAAGTACATGGCATTTTAGACTTTGTTGCTCCAGTTGGCTTCATAGGAAGATCGCCATCTTTAAAGTTATCCCAGACTTCGCACATCCAAGTAAATGCCTCTTCAATAATTGCTGTATTTCTTTCGTTCATAGACACTGGAATAACTATTAACTCCTGCGTGTTTTTATTTTCGTATAAAAAGAATCCTTCTTTAGCTTTCTTTAGTTTCATATATGTAAGCAGTTGTAGCAAGTGATTTGTGGTAGGCTTCATCTCTGACTGCCTTGCATCCCACACCTCTTGCTTTGCCGTTTTAATTTCACCAATAACTGTTTCATTATCGTATTCCATAATTAAATCTATAAAGCCTCTAATTGGAGGATAATCATTTAAAATCTCTTCTTCTTCTGCTCGAAACTCTGGCATAGTAGCTATTAGCTTTTGCAGTCTTTCGTGTGCCTGAGTTCCTTGTGCCATATTAGCAACTGCTACAGCATCATTGTCATCGATAAACATTGCCCCACTAAAAGCCATATACCAGTATCTTGGGCATGTTCCATGACCGTATCCTAAAGAGCTAGGACTAAACGATTTCTTAGTCATTTCTCCGTCTGCTCTTTTAGTATTACGGTACGACTCATCAAGCAACTGAGCAAATCTTTCTGGGTCAAAATGCTTGCCTGTATGCTTTTTAAACTTAAGATTTTTTACTATATCTCTACCCATTGTTTGGCACCCACATTTTTTCTTTTCCTTTATTGTGATATCTAGCCATAACAAACAATAAGTCTGATAGACGATTTAAATACTTAGCAATGTTTGGATTTACATTTTCTATCTTC